TAAGAAACTCTGGCTATATGGAGAAGCTTATTGATGTCGCTAACTTACTTTACGATAATCAGTATACTGATTAATACCAAGCTGGTTTATCACGCTTTGTCCATGTAGCAAAGGGTTTATCACTACGTATATACTGCTTATATTTATCTACGACAGATAATTCATTAAAGCCAGGTACTTGTCTGCATTTTTGCTCCGGAGCAATTGCAACAGCAAACTCTGTTTGCTTACCTCGAGGTAAATTTTTAGGAGGCTTACTCAATACAGCGGACATTTTAGTTTCCGTTAAATGCTCCCTACCATATCGACGAGTATACTCTTTACAGGATGCTTTAAAATGTTTATATAGCCAATTATAGTTAGCAGTAGAGGTACGACACCATATACCTGACGGATGCTTAATATGAGAAGCTTTATACAGTAGCTCTTCTTTATATTTATCAGGATGCAACCAACGTTTAATTCTACGACCTATTTTTGTCTTTGCGTAGTATTCATCACCATCTAATACACGATGAGCTGTAGACATTAGCTGAGCATACTCAACAATCATCTTAACAACATGCTTATCGCACATTTCTTGAGCTGATATAACGGGGCAAATATTAGTTGTAAAGATGTTCACAACTAATTATATCGGAGTTCCTTATCCTCTACCAAGAGCTTCAAGCTTCTCATCTAATGCATTAAGCTCAAGTCTCAACTCATCAATACTTACATCGCGACCCTCTTCTGCAGCAGATACTTTAGAAGCAAATTTTAAAAAGTGATCAGCAAGTGACTCACCTTCAGCATCTTCAGTACCTCCAACAACTTTTGTAGGATCTTCCGGATCAATAGGACCAGTCTCCTGTTTTGATACTTCATCTTCCTTAGAATCAGGACCCATAGCTTTACCACTCCTTGGGTCAATCTTCTCCCCACGCTCAGCCTTACCAATTGCCGCCCAGAGATTCTCTGCAATTAATTCAAGTTCCTTTGTTCCATTATTCCATGATCTCTTGCTCATAATATTATTTAATCGGTTAGTATATTTTTTATAGCGTCTTTATCTGTTTCGCTAATCTCTTCTGGTACAAAATAAGCTATAGCCTCATCTAAGTTACTTTGCATTAAGGCTCTTGTTTGTGATCCGGATATTGAATCTTCTTGCATCGGAATCTTTACTACATTAACTTGTGGGTACTTCTCAACGTTTTTGGTAAAATATTCATAACGCTTAACATCTTCATCTTTAGCACCTGCACCCACAGTAATATCTATTTCCTTATTATTATCTGCAAATTCATATACTGTCCTTACAGGTGAGTTTTCAGCTAGCTCAATCTCAACCGGTTTACCCATATACTTTGAATATACATCCCATATTTTCTTAGATTGCTCTGCTGTAATTCCATCGCGATCTTTATTACCTATAATAACTATTCCACTATCCGCATCTTCAAGTAAATATTTAAAAGCTTTAAAATGTCCCTTTGTAGGTGGCTTATAACCTCCAGGCATAAGAGCGACTCTATCTCTATCTCTCAGATGCTCACCATCTTCATAATATTCTTTAAATGTTTGCATTATCTTGTAATAGGTGTTGAAGATTGACCACCACTAAAGTTAGCTCGGCTGAACTCTAAACGATCAACTAGTTTAACTGCATCACCTGCTCTAGATACCGCAACATAACCTTCTGGTGCTGTCGTCTTGAGAGTACCATCCTCATTATCGAGGAAGTGTTTTGTATTGTATACTGCGTTGTTATACTTGTTAACGAAAATTTGCTTAGCCTGAGAAAGCAATCTACTAACCTTAAAGATATTCACTATATCTTTTTCTTGAGCTTTGATCTCTGCAAGTTTCTTATTAAATGCTTCAACAGCACGCTTCTTGCCAGCTTGAGATTTGAGCCTAGTTACTTGTTTCTCCTTACGATCTTTAAACCATTCAATAAATTTCTTAAATGACATCTCCGAATCCTCTAAGTATTTACCTTGCTGAATTTCTGAGTTAGTGTAAATGTTAAGAAGATCAGAAGGTAAGTCTTTATAGTTAACTTTAATTTTATCTGCTGTTTTAAGTATATCCTTTACTTGCCTTGCCTCATCAACATCAAGAGTAACTGTACCGGTAGTATCTGTAAAGACAGCATCATCAACCCATACACCAGGTACTTTCTTAAGACCTTTAACGGAGATATTATACTGAGGCGGTGAGTTAAGATCATCATATCCAGTATGGAATACAATTCCGAATACAGAGTTACCAATCTCTTTACCTAACTCAGAGTCAGACTCAACAGCATAACGGATTGTATTGGGCTTAAAAGTAAGATGTTTGACTCCATTTTCCATCATTGGTTGTAATGAAGAAGAATCAAACATAAAGTCACCTTGAAGAATACCTTTAATACCTAATTTAGGTAGATACTTGAGAGCTTTCTTTAGTTTATCTGCTAAACCAGGAGCATGTCCATGATTCATCTCTACATCAGCATCTGTATAGTTAATCTTTGGATCTTTATTAAAGATAGACTTCGTCCCTACAAAAAACTTACCAGTTTCTGGATGTTTACCAGCAAAGATTGCAGGTGCTCCATCCCATTTTACAGAAGTATTAACCTTTCTCTTCGACTTTCCTTGAAGATGGGAAAGTAGATCAGCAATAAAACCTCTTGCAACACCATATCCCCGTTCACCTTGCGTGAGAACAAGCTCTTCTAGGTGAGTTAAATGGGTATTTGCCTTAGCCTCTGTTAAAAGACTGTAAGTTGCATGGTATTTCTTGAAGCTTATCATCGTTCTATTTAATTATATCGGAGTTCCTTATGCCTTTTATTTTATTGATAGGTTATAACCTGTTCTACCCCCGCTATCGGCACTAATAACAATCTTATCTCTATTGCTTAATATATTATCTAAAATACTATTAGCATTAGTAACATAATCATCACTAAAAGGTCCCCATGTAACTATTAAACCACTACCCTTATTAAAAAGAGTGTAATAATTGAACTTTTGTTTTAATTCATCAAAATATTCTGCAATTTGAAAAGTCATCGCAATACCTAGCGCTAGATCTACCCTATCCATACTACCACCTTGATCTAACCCCTTTCTTATAATTGATGTTGCAATATCTTCACCTTTTGATGAAAAAAGTGATAATCCCTTTATTAGATCATTGTCATCTGCAGAACCAAAAAAGGCTTTACCACGCTTACTTGCACCTGCTTTATTGCTTGCTACCTGTTTACCAATAGCTTCTAATGTTTTAAAAGCGTCAGGATTTAGTTGTTCAACTAACTTAGCTCGGTCTTGCGCACTAACGAGAAAGGCAGCTACTTTTTCTATTTCAGATGCATCCTCTGTATCACTAATAGAACTTGTAGCTTTAATTACCGACTCTAAATTCTTAGTTGGTTGTTTTTCTTGTATAAGCTCATTTGCTTTTTGCAAAATAGCTGCTATAGCTGCTTTAGCAGAATTAACTTCATTAGCATCAAGTTTCTTTACATCATGACCTTGCTGTATAAACTCTTCAAACCTTTTAACTAGTGCTGCCACTCTAGATTTACCTGGTCGACCCTGTGATGCTTTTAATTCTACTTCATCTCCATCGGGTAAAACTATATCACCCTTATCTGGATTCTTACCTTCTGTAAATAACGAGATCAATACTTCTCCTGGACCTACACCTACAGCGCCCTCAGCAAATGCAAGTTGTCCTATTTGTTTTAATACATCCTCTCCTACAAGTAAGGGGTAATCAGAACTTAATTTTTTATTCAAATAGCTGTATATATCATCAACTGCACCTTTATTAAGAACCTCTCTTAAAATATTTAAATTTTTCTTACGTTTAGTGAGAGCTTGAATTTGTTCATAAAATTCTTTTCTTACTTGATTGTTTGTAAGTTGTATACCAGTCTTGTAAATTGCGTTAAGTTTAGGGTTAAGAAGTGATTGAGCATCATCTGTATCCCATCCAGCCTCGGTTATCCAGTCAGATAAAGGTGATGTATTATCTTCTATGTCGGATAGCATGAACATTTTCCTTGCACGTTCATTATCCATTTCTACAGTCTTTACATTACCATCATCAAACTCAATACTAACCTTTGCCTCATTAAATTGCTTATTAACTACTTGCTCATATAAATTAGTCATTCGAACTTTTTTCGAATTATACTTTTTATTATATAAATTTAAATAAGCGTCTGTAATTTTACTATCCATATCAGTATTGTATTAGAGTTCCTTATACCTGAATATCATCAAGTGCAGCTTTAGTTGAATCAACACCAAGCTCAAGGAAGTTTTCAATTTGACCAGCAATGTCTTTAGCATCCATAGTTTCAAATGCTCCTTGAAGCTCTTTAGCTACGCGACCCTCACTATCATCCGGTACGTGTAAGAAAGCTTTAAGCAAAAGACCGACAAGGTACTTCTCACCTTCAGGAGTCATTTCTGCAGGATCTTGAATAGGAGGCTGTTCAGCTGTATCTGTTGCATCTAACTCAAGCTCATCAGCTTCAGTAAGACCATACTTTTTAAATAGTTCTAATGTCTTATTCATTTTATTTGATCTGTTAATTTTCTCATACGTTGAACTAACTTATTATTTAATTCAACTTTAGCCTTTTCTACCTCCTCATTACCATCAGTAGCTATTTTTGTGACATCCACCTCATCTTCATTATTCTCCACTCCTACATTATCGATACTGACCTTATACTCACTACCCTCTTCATCCGTAAAAAAGAAAACATTAGTGTGTTGTTTGTTTTTAAATTTAACCTTTTCTGATGAAGCTTTAACTAAAGCTCTTAATACAGTTAATTTAGCCTTGGTATTCCTATCGATAGAATCATCAGGTGTATTATCTTCTACTAAGTTGAGAAACTTACTTTGCATGTGTATATTTATGGTAAAAGAGAGAATTTAACACGTGCATTTTCAGTAAATTCTCTTTCTACCTTAGTCAAACCAGTAGTTTTAAGGAACTTTTTAAACTTCTTAAAGCAAACTGCGCTAGAATCCTCTCTCTTAACTACTTTATACTTTAACTCTCTTAAAAATGCATCAAACGATATTGTATCGTATACAATTGTTGTTGGTAATGCATTAAATATACGCTTAACAAGCATATTCTCTACTGGGTACTTAATGTACTCACGATAATAAAAAATTTTCTTAGTATCTGACTCTTTACATACATTAATAATTTGATTGAGCATGAAATGAGTACCGATTCTGTTCTTATCTCTCTTGCTCATCCTACCTAACTCATTTTCAGCAATATAATAATTATAATCTTTACAAGATTGAATGAGTGAGGGCTCTAAATCTATATACTCTACATTCTGTACATCATCAAAGTAACTGTATGTTGGTTTAGTTAGAGCAGTAGTAGACATATCAAATATTTATACAGATGTTCCTTATAAATTAGGTATTGATTGAGATAATTTAACTTTTCCTAAGCGAATATTTATAATGCCGTTGTAATAATCATCTCTAAGCAGTACCTCCTCTTTAAATTGTAGTAAGGTTTCTAAATATGCAAGCTCACTCTTGGATTTACACCAAAATAGTATTTCAAACTTAAAGCTTTTCTTTCCTAACTTTATAATATCCTCGTTAAGCTCCTTCGATGAGGAGGTATAACTCTTCCAATCAGTTTCAATCTCTGATATACGTCTATTCTTCTTACCCTTGAGTGGTGGTCTCTTTTTTAGCGTAAGACATTGCTTCTTACCAATATACTTTCTATTATTAGTGAGGTTGGTTATCTTATAGACAAAACCATATGGAAGTGTTTCCTCTGTTAAAAGTCCTTCCCAATGTCCTAAATCAGCCATTATTAATCTCGTAACAATCGCAATGCTCGCAATCTGGTCCACACGTACACTCACTCACTGGCATCCCACAACAAGCGTCAGGACACATTTTTTCCTCTGCATCCTCACCCTTTAAGAAGACTCCATTTATACCCCTCTTTTTATTATCCTTTTCTTTTTTACCTACAGTACCTCTCCTAGTCTCAACCTTACCAAGGGGTTTAGCTATTCTTTCATCACCAGGAGCATAAAAGTCACCCTGCTTATCATCCCCAGTTACATTTGTAGAGCCAACACCAGCAGATGCTGTTGTCATCTCAGCCATAAGCTTTTTAAAATAATCTGCAAATGTTTCTTCCATACCATTATTTATAGTCTAGCTCTTCTTTTTAAAAATAAAACCTTCAACATAAACGTAATCCATTTCTGTATTATCTAATACGTATAATGCATCTTCGATAGTAGTTAGAATAGGAGCTCCTTTAATATTAAAAGAGGTATTTAATATAACTGGAATTTCATCTCGCTTTTTAAGTTCTTTTAAAATATCATAAAAGAGCTTATGACCTCCTTTAGATACAGTTTGTAATCTTGCAGTACTATCAATATGTGTAATAGAAGGTAGCACTTCTCTATATTCTTCCTTTACAGTAGGAGCATAGCTCATAAAGTCTGACTCAAAGACATTATCAAAATATGTATCACTATCTTCAAGTCTGCAGACCGGAGCAAAAGGTCTATACCATTCCCTAAATTTTACTTTTGAGTTAAGAATATCCTTCATATCTTTAATAGATGGATCACAAATAATACTTCTATTACCTAATGCTCTCGGTCCTATTTCTGACTCACCTTGAAGCACACCTATAATCTTACCATCTTTGATATGATCTACTAGTTTACTTATACTACATTTAGTAGCTTTATATTCCTTTTTATAATTATCAAACTTATCTCTATCAAGAATATCAAATCCCATATATGGTGATAATTTTTCTTTTATTTCTGTATACAATAAAAATTGGCCTAATGCAAGTCCACAATCATTCGGATAAGGTGGTACAAAGAGAGTACCACCAACTTCCTTTAAAGCACGTGCCATTCTTTGATTAAACAAAACATTTAATGCACAGCCTCCGACTAATATTACATTGTGTGGTGCACCAGCTTTCAATAAATCATTAATTATGTTAGATGCTAAATGCTCAAAAATATGTTGTGAAGTAGCAGCTAAGTCATATGCATCCTGACCCTCTATAGAGTTTAATTCCAATTTTAAATTAATCTCCTCACCTAATAAACTTAAAGCATTACCTTGACTCTGAATATTTTCATAATAATTAGCAATAGGTTGGATCCACTCCTCCCGTACATTACCATATCCACATAACCCCATAATTTTTCCGGAGTAAACTAGAGAATGATCCTCACAATCTGGCCCAGCTTTAATTTCCTTTATGCATTTTGCTATATGCCCATAGGGTATACCTAGAGAGTAATTATAATCAGTTAAACGTTGAAGGTTACCATTTTTATATAGATATGATCTTGTAAAGCAAACATTACTAGTATCATCATAACCCCCACCGTCGAATGATAGCAGTGTTGCGTCCTTCAACTCAGAAGTATAAGCACCACTTGCTGCATGCGCATCATGGTGACTTGCAGTCTTAAACTCTACATTAGGAAAATACTCTTTAATAAGTGGCCCATCATGAAGATTAGGATCATTTATTGCAATTGTTTTAATATTGCCTTTTACATTAGCTTTAATATATTGTAAAAAATCTCTTCGCTGCTCGTCTGTTGTACCAAGACCTTCACGATAACTCATCGTATGAGTAAATGCACCATAACGCTGTTTGACGAATCGCTCATACTCTAAGACTTTAATTTTGTTGTCCTTGTCTATATACGTAGCAGCTGCATCATGGCTTAAATATAAACTTAAAACACTAGTGGGATCTACTGCTTGCTCTACTTCCGACATATGTATATTTACCATGGTAGCAAAAAATATCAACTACTAGTTGATTTAACGTAATTGTAGATTACTATATTGGTAATAGATGGAACTACTTAAAAAATATATCGATGAGGTTGGTAAGGATTTAGTTCTCGACGACTTTAATATTAAGGAAGTATCTCTACGTTTACCTGCAAGGAAGCATTATTGGGTAGCTCAACTTATTAAGACAAAGATTGCTCGTAATCAAACGTTTGCTAAAAAACGAGAGTTGAAAAAAAATATTACTAGAGAGGTAATTGCTACCTCACCGGTGAAGCTTACTCAATCAGCAGCAGAGCAAGCAGCAGAGAGGCATGATACACTTGCTGAGCTCAATGATAAGATGAGAGAGTTTGATATTATTATAGAGTATCTAGAAAAGGTAGAGAAAGTATTATCGCAAATGGGGTTCGATGTTAAGAATGCTATTGATATAATGAAGCTCGAGCAAATGTAATGATCTCATTTGATTATAAAAAAGCAACTGGTAAGACTCCTTGCAAGTTAGTAGTTAAGTGTACTGATAAAGAACTATTTAATCAGATACGTGAAAACTTTTCTGTGGAAAATACTGGCGCTAGATTTGCTAGAAGGTATTCTCGGTTTGCTCCACAACGTAAGTATGTTATTACTCCGACCGGTAACTGTGAGTTAGGACTATACTGGTCAATTAGACAGTATCTAATTAAGAGTCAGATAAAAACCGACATCGAAGTATCTCCTGCTCTAACTAAAGCTATTAAAGTTGGTATTAATAAAGAAATGGTTAATGATTTTGAATTTACTCTTCGCGATTATCAAGAAGAGGTTATTAGAAAGGCTATAAAGCTTGGAACTGGTACTTGCGTTCTCGGAACTGGCGCTGGTAAGACATTTACAACTGCGGCCTTAATTGAAAACTTCTTTAGAGCAGCAGGAGATAGAGATACCTTTAAATGTCTTATGCTTGTACCGGATTTAGGACTTGTTACACAAACATATGATGAGTTTTTGAATAGTGGTACGACATATAAGCTCACTAAATGGACTGGTCAGACTAAACCAGATTTTACTGCTAATGTAATTATTGCTAATATTGGTATTATTCAAAGTAGATTTGAGGAGAATGAATGGTTAAGACATATCGACCTTCTAGTAGTTGATGAGTGCCATAAAATTACTGCTGGTAATAAGATTTCAAAGATTGTTCAGCAAATAAGAACACCTAATAAATTCGGCTTTACAGGTACATTACCAGAAGATGATCTCAATAAGTGGTCAATTATCGGAAAGTTGGGTCCGGTAATTTATGAAAAATCATCTTATGAACTAAGACTTGAGGATCACCTTACAAATGTTGTTGTTAAGATACTCAATATTAGCTATAACCCAGCGCCACACTTTTCTGGACCAAATGGCTATAGAGATGAACTTGAATACATCTATGAGAGTGATAGAAGAAACTTATTATTACAAAAACTAGTTGGTAGGCTAGACAACAACACTCTTATACTTGTTAACCATATTGCTCATGGTGAAGCTCTAGAAGAATACTTTAGTAAGATTAAAGGTAAGAAAGTTTACTTTATTAGAGGTTCTGTTGACGTAGAAGAAAGGGAAAAAATTAAAAAGATAATGGAACGAGAAACTAATGTTGTTTGTGTGGCTATTAGTGCAATCTTTTCTACAGGGGTTAACGTTAAGAACATTCACAATATTATATTTGCAGCAGGTGGTAAGTCGTTTATTCGAACTGTGCAATCAATTGGCCGTGGACTTCGTAAGCATGATGCAAAAGACAAGTTGGTTATTTTTGATATATGTGATCAGCTTAAGTATGGTCAAGCACATTGTGATAAGCGTAAGACTATCTATGATAAGGAGAAGATTAAATATACAGATGTACAACTTTAGTAGTTGATTTATCTTAAGTAGATAGTATAATTATTTAATAATATGAGTAAAGAAGAGTATTACATTAAACCAAAGGAGTTCAAAGCGAGCTAAAAGAAA